ACACTTCTAAGATACTTCTAAGATGAAGCAGAAAAAGACAACTGACCAGAAGTCATATAAAAAGAAAAAGCCGCCTTGAAGACTTCTAAGATAAAAGAACAAAAGACAAACATGAAGCCGACTTAATGTTCTTCTTAAAACAGCCCACCAACATTCTTCTCATGTAAGATAACGAACTTGTAGCCATTCTCCTTACACCACTTCATCGCTGACGCCCATTTACTACGATTCACTTCAAAAGTCCTTAGGCTTTGAAGCCATCTGTTGTATGCTTTCTTATTCTTATTCTTAGGTGGTTGTGGTGGGATGGTTTGGCTGTAAGGTTTTACTTCAATAGCTAATTTATAAATCTCATCATTCTTGCCCCTGTAAGTAACAAGAAAGTCAATGAAATATCTTCTCATTTTGTTGGTAACAGGGTCGAAGTAAGGTATGGCTACTTCTTCACTTGCCCATGAGATGACTTCTTTAGTTAAATCTAACTTGAACATCAGTTTTCGTTCCCATGATGACCTGAAGACAATTTGATTTGGATTGCCTTGATACTTCTCTGGGAACTTTGGTTGGAAGAAGCCTTGTCTAAATTGGTAAGCCATATGAAAGCCAATGAAATATTGATTATATGAAACTATTTCAAAGGTTTAGATAGAAAATGGCTATTAAAGGGCAAGGTGAAGTTTTAGAATATCCAGTTGGTCTTGGTGAACAGCAGATTCCGGGCTGGATTGAGTTTCAGATTAAGAAAAGAAACATGACGCAGATTGGCGCTACAGCAGCTACGATTGGTTTGTATATGCCTGAAAACATTGCAATGCCATCTACTACTTCATGGGAAAACGAAACACATTCCAAAGCAACTGAAGCATTGTTTAAAGGCTTTAGGGAAATGAGCCCTGCTGATGCTGTTGGTTATTATCAAGCATTTCAGGGCATGAACGCTGAAGGCATTTATTCTGCCGTGAATGAGAAGCTGAAGCAAACTGGTAAATCCCTTAGTGAAATGGGACTTGGCGCTCTTGCTGCGCAGGAAGGTATTCGGAAAGCTAACAACTTCTTAAGTGATGCTGAAGGTAATGGCTTGGGTAATGGCGGCTTAGGTGGTGTATTCGGTCTAGCACCAAATCCATTCTTGACAGCTATCTTTCGCGGTGTTGACTTTAGAACATTTGAATTTCAGTTCAAGTTCTATCCACACAACAAGGAAGAAGCTGAACGTGTTCGCAAGATTGTTCAGTTGTTCAGACAGTCTGCTTTGCCATCATACGGCAGGGGAACAGTTGGTTTAGGCGTGTTTGACTATCCAAACGTTTTGAACATTACATACAAATGGGGCAAGGATGACAACTACTATATGCACAAGTTCAAGCCCTGCGTTTTGACTGCTATTGATGTCAACTATACAGGTTTGGGTGGGTTCTATGCTTTTGAAGATGGTGATTCTGTTTGCACTATCCTGAATATGCGCTTTTCTGAAACTGAAATCGTGGTTAAGGATGATATACAGAAAGGTTACTGATTATTGTCCTTGCGTTCTGTACTCTGCATACACTTCATGCCCGTAGTAGCAGTTCACTTCAATTTCCATCTCCTGATTACGGGTGTTTCTAATGGCTTCCCATTCAGCAGGAATATTGAACAGTTCTCTTTCTTCAGGGTCTTTGAACTTGATAAGTTCTAAACGAACGCCATCATGTAATCTCAATTCCACAATCGAGGTTGCATTCTGCGGGTTTGGATTCTGAATGTAAGTTACAAGTTCTTGAAAGAATGGTGAAGCATATAAACGAGCCATTGTTTGATTTGGCTGTTGTTCTATGGGATGCTGGTCATAGTAGAAGTAATACTTCAGCAAGTCTTCGGGGCTTACAAAGTACGTATCAATTTCTACATATTCTCTTAACGCATCTTTTGTAGGGTCTTGGCATGCCGTACAAAACTGTATTGATGGAATTTCATTTCTTAGTTCTTCTTTTCTGTACAGATTCGGGTCTTCTGGCTTAGGTAAATCCGGGCAGAACTCGGTAAGTTCCAGTTTTACAAAATCTGGCAGTGAATTTAATACTTCTGATTCTTCACAAGTAGGGCAAAGTGAAGGCGGTAACGGTTCATGAAACTGTTCTTTGCCTTCACAAATTTCATGTTCAATAATTCGTTTAACAGGATTGATAACAGGCTTGTCAAAAGACCAGTTGTTCAATATTCTGATGCAGAACCATCGTTCATCAAACTTATCTGAAAGTCCTTCAGGCAAAAGCATTCTCACTTGCACTTTGATTCTGAAAACAATGCCAAATGAAACTTGTACGCCATCATGATTCTGGTAGAACCAGTTGAAAGATGGCGCGTTTACTTTAATGTAATCATCCAGATTACAAGGCTTGCCTTCAATAAAGCCTGTTTCAGTTAATCTTAAACCAAGTGGCAATTCGCCTTCTAGCAGTTTGTATCTTAAAGGAATATCACATTGTCTGTCGGGTCTTCTTGGGAAGGTTTGTAAATCTACAGTTAAAGTATTACCTGTAGATACTACAGGCTGGAAGGTTTTGATGATTCTGTAGCCCTTTGGAATGACTTCAAAGGAAATGTGAACATCTGAATTTGTGAAGATTTCAAGGTAATGCGCATTTGCAGGGGAAATGTCTCTGTACCATTGCTGTGGCGAGAAGGGAATGATGGTTGTTTGGGAATGCCTTCTTAAAGTGCCATCTATATCTTGCTGATAGAGAATGAAATCCAGTTTGTAATTGGCTAGTTTGGCTTGTAAACGCTTGATGACAAACGTAAGCGTGTCTGCATTAGATAAAAGTGGAAACTTGTAGTAAGTGGATTTGTTGGCTTTAAGGTCGGCAACAATGCCATCAAACGGGTCGTTAAAGGTTTCCTTGTCTTTAATCTTCTGGGCTAGTTCTTTAATGGGCATTTGATAAAGGAAATACTTGCATAAACGTTTATTATTGTAAGTATTTCAAATGATTAAAGCAATTTTTGAAGGCAACTCACCTGTTCTGGGTGAACTAAGCGAAGGCAAAATCACTGACTTTGTTGTAGGCATTAAGCAAAAGCTGAAAGACGGGCACAACACAGCAGACATTGGCAAAATCAAGCAATTCATCGCTGTTAAATGCGATTCTTCAACAGCTAGAGCATTCATGCTTGAATGGCTTACTGAAGGTCTCAAGAACAAAACCCTTTACGTTGAACGGGATTTGGCGCAACTGTTCCCTACAGCCGATGAAAACAACTCTATTGCGTTTTCATGGAATCGTAGTGGCGAACCGAAGGAAATCTTCTGTATTGAATTCGCCGCACAACGCAAACGTATTCTTTTGCATTCTTTCATTGGCAAGACTGTAGAGCTTAAGAATAGCGATTTGTCATTGGATAAAAATGATGAAGACGCCACCATTACTTCCCTTGAACAACTCGATGAACAAATCAAGAAAGTGAGTTTTGATTTGGATAAGTTGCAAAGTGAAATTGCCCGCTTACAGAAAGTTCAGAAACGCATTGCACCCAAGAAAGACAACTGGCCGAAGAAACTGTTGATGAAACTGTAAAGCCAAATTAAAGACAAAAAGAAAGCCGCCATATTTCAGGCGGCTTTTCTTATGTTGGTATTAGCTTAGTTGCTGCCGCCAATTTCACTGAAGGAAACACCAGACTTCGTAATGATGAAGTTAAGCTGGATGTTGTTGATAGAGTTAAGCGGGGTGAGATAAATGTCAGCAACAAAGCGCTGTTCGTTCTTCACCTGCGGGGTGTTGTTAGAATCATCGCAAACCACTTTGAACGTTTCCAAACCACGGCTTGCTTGAACTTGCATCAGAACAGGTTCTACCAATGCACGGAATTGTGCTTGGGTAATGCTGTCGTTGAATTCAAACAGCGTGTATTTGGCAGCATTGGCAACAATCTTACGCAGTTGAATAAGCAGGCGGCGAACACCAATCTGCCGCAGCATTGAAGGCTTGGTCAAACCAGTACGGTCGCCCAGAAGAACAACACCAGTACCGCGTTCACTGGTTACCCGGTTAAATGACCATTTATAGAACTTGTCAGCATCGTTACGTGAAGGATTCCAGAGTGTTTTCTGAATGCCACCACGGAATACGCCACGAGTATAGCCACCCGGTGAATACCAAGGTTCATTGGTTGTATCAACACGTGCAATCAAACCAGCAATACCAACGTTATCAGGAATCCAGTAGGTTTCATCCGTATGGCGGTTGTATTCCAAGAACCAGTTTGTGCCTTTTACCAGATAAGAACTGTAACGATTCAGTTCTTTATCAAAAGTTTCCAATCCTGCAATAGCATCTGTAGTGGATTTATTAGCAAGGTCTTTGAAGCGGGGGCTAACAACCAATACGCAGTCTTGGCGCGGTTCGGCTACTTTATCCAGAACGTGCTGCGCCAAACGAACAACGTAATCATCTTTTACAGCGCCCAAGAAAAGAACAGCAGCGTTTGTAGATTCAGCGTTACGGAACAAATCCCAACCGCGTACAAAGTCAGAATCATCGGCAGCATCGCCAATAGTACCGCCAGCTAATGTGCCGCCGTAGCCAGTGTGTTCGTTAGTAGCAGAAGGCGCGGAAGTGCCATCTTTACCGTGTTCCGGCATTTTCAGCGTTTTGAAGTTAGAAGGCTCACCAGTAATATTGTCTTTTTGCAGTTTGCCCCATTCAGTAATGGCTTTCGGGTCAGTGGTATCGAACAGGTCGGTGTCTGGGTTATCCATGACATAAACGTACTTGGATTGTTCGTTAATGATGTTTACCCAGTAATTAGCTCTTAAGTCCAGAGTTCTGCCATCTCTAGCTTTGGAAAGGAATTCATAAGTTTCCAATACAGTATTCGGCGAACCAGTGAAAAGACCAGTAGTATCAACGATTACAACGTGAAGCTCATCGTTCTTAGAACCTTGTGCTTCAGCGTGATGTGAAGTTCCCGGAGCCGCAGAGAAGTATTCAGCGTATTCCCAGTGTTCAAAGTTGCCTTTATCAGCAAGACTTACTTTCAATGAGTTGCCAAGATAGCCCGGATATTTGGCTGCGAATTTATGACCTTCTTTTGTGTTCTTGCCCATCAATGAGAAAGCATCACGGTTTTCAATAAGCAAGCCTTTCTTGGTTTTTTCTAAAGTTGCGTTTTTGGCAGTTGCAACGTTTACAACCCTTACTAATGCTACGTTTTGGGTGTAGGTCAGTGCATCAGTAACAGAAGTGAAGTAATGCGCGTTGTTTTCGTTAGGTTTGCCAAGTTGTTCAATGAGGCTTTCTTCAGTATCAACATAAGTGACTTTGAATGCAGCGCCCCATGAAGTTTCAAGAACAGTTCCGATGGTAGTAACGCCAGCCGCTTCAACAGAAAGAGATTTGTCGATTTCGGTAACGTTAATACCCGGAGAGGAGTAGTTGCTAGCAGGCATGAGTGTTTAATCCTTAATTAAGAAACAATAATAATTTCATTGGGTTATTTTCGCAATTAAGGATTTAAAGAATTAGTGGCTTTCTAGCTATTCTGTCTAACCTGCCATGCTGAAGCCCTAAAGGAATTTCTATACTTCTTAGCAGCGTTTACATGATGGGTTACAGCGGTTACAAAGAATTTCTGTTGCTTGAAATCCTTGTCTTCGTTGTAAGCCCTATTCTTGATGTCATGGTCAAGATACTTGATATAAATGTTTTCGCCTAAAAGAGAATGGGATTTACAAAAGCCATGTGTACTAAACATTACAGAAGTTAATGTTGGTGTAAGCATAGCTTTCTTGGCTTCCAAAGCCCATGTTTCTACACTTTCATTCAATGAAACACCTTCATCAAAAACCTTATCAATTTTTGAAATGTACATGATGTTGGCTTGGTTATCGCCATATGTAGTGAACTTCTTGTCTGAAACGGAGAACACATTTACTGATGCGCCATGAAGACCAGCCATTGTGTAAAGTGTATCTTTCTCACCTTCAAAATGAAGATTAGCAAAGTGCAGGTTATGATTGCCTTGATAAGTCATGGCGTTGCTTAGTTGCTGGGAAAAAGTCATTTCCGCAGGCTTGTCTTCCATGTCTGAAAGTGAAAGTAAGTAATACTTTGGATTGCCATGCAGTGATGTATCGCCACAGAAGAATAGATAATCCCTTTTTGGTGCTGTTGCTCTTAGGATTGTGTAAAGGGCTGTTAAAGGGCTTACGTTGGGGGCAATGTATGAGATTTTGTTCTTTGGCGGTTCTCTGTAGGATTTGTGTAAAGTGCCAGAACACTTTTGCATCAGGTCTTGCAGAACTTGTACGGATTCTTTATTCGTAAAGGCTTCAGTTACTCTGGAAGTAAGGTCTTTTTGTAGCCCTTTGTCATTGAGTATTAACGAATAGCCAACTGACCTTTCTTTCTCATCAAAACGGTTCAGAATGTTAGTGATTACAAAACCCATTAGAAAAGCACCATCTGTTTCTTTATTCTGCTTGGTTTTCATCTTCACCTGAACAGTATCACCAATCTTGATGTTTCTAATAAGCTGTTCAGAATCAAAAAGCTGAAGTTCAGCATTCATAAAAGGGCTGAATGCGTCCTGATAAATCTTCAGGTCAAGTACGTTTTCTGTAAGTTTTACGCCTTTTGAGGTAACTTGGAACTCATCTAAATCTTCATAACTTTGATTTTTCATGGCTTTTCTAAGGAAAGAGTAAAATCTATAATATAAGTATTTGTTTTACATTGAATTATTCACAATGGCTCTTGTTTTTGATGCTTGCGCTCGCACTTTTCCCAAGGAAAAAGTAGCTGATGACAACACTTTTTCCAAGGAATATTCCCTGAATAGGGAAAAGTTAGGCTTTTATCCAACGCCTTTTCTGTTTATTAAGATGATGGATAAACTGCTGCACGGGAAAGATTTCGTAATGCCCAAAGATGGGCGTTTTGGAAGTACACCCGGAAGCTGTAATGTTCTTTCACTTGGGCTTTTAACTGCAATGCCAGATGAAAATGGTCGCGGACATGTTGAAGTTAAAAGTTCTGGTAGTTCTTATGAAAGAATTTGTCTTTTCCCTTCAACATTTGTAGTCAGTAAAGATTATTCTGATTACTACGTAAACAATCAGTTGCTAATGTTTGATGCGCCGTTTCTAAGAGGCAAATCGTGGGGCGAAGTAGTTGGTGTTGGCATTTGGGATAAGCAAAGTGGTGGCAACTTATTGCTTACAGCCAAACTTTCAACTTCATTTGTTATCGAAGGTAATTCTGATGCTTATGGCTTTGCCGAAGGTTCATTGTTTATTAGCGCTAACTGCTTGCAACAGGATTTAGCCGAATTTCAAACATTGATATCTGGCTCTATGAAGAAGAAAGATAAAGCCCTTGAAGAAGCCACTATCAGCAATATTTCTTCACTGGCTTTAGAAGATGTTGTAAAAGTTGAAGACAAGAATGAAACAGTTCCCAAGAAAACGATGAGTAGGGCTGCTAAGAAACGAGCCGAGGAAGAAAAGATGATGGCGCTTGGAAAGAAAACATTAAAAAGGAAGAAAAAGAATGTTAGAAAAACTAAGTAACTTCTGTAACTGTGATGATGACGTTCATGAGTTCACGCCAGAAGAATCATTAAAACGCTTCTGTATGGATTGTAAAACAGTTCTACAGCCCGATTTACCAGATTCCCCTATTGAGAATCCTTTCTGTCCTGTTTGTGAAGAAGTAAAACCCAAGGAAAAGGTTTGCTATGTTCAGACTGAAGAAGTATGGGATTATCCAAACTACAACAAGATGATTGGCGATAAGGCTAGGCATTTAGGTAAGGTTAAGTTCCCTTGCGATGCTGATAAGAACCTAACTGAAGAATGGAAAGGGATTATTGAACGCGACCATTTAGCATGGAAGAAGCAAGAACGCGAAGCCATCATGCGAACATGGTGATAGAATAAGCCCATCTGAATCATTAACTCTCACGGAGAATATTTGCAATGAATGAAACTGAAACCCTGCAAAGCAAACTGGTAAATGTTTACCTGCAAGAAGGCTACACCAAGGCTTTTGAAAATGGTAGTGTTGTGGTGCTTAAAGAAGCTGAAAAAGAACGCTTCATTAAGATTGATGAAAACGGTGAAGTGGTTGAGTTCACACCCCTTAATGAGAATTATTCTTAATGTCGTATAACATATTTCACGCCATAAGGGATACGTTATTTCATACTGGCGATGCCTTTGTTGAAAAAGAAATCGCTTTAGAAAGGGCAATGACTTGTGATACCTGCCCTTTTAAGAATATGAATATTTGTAGCCGTTGTGGCTGTTTCCTACCCATGAAAGTTCGTTATAAAGGTTCTAATTGCCCTGAAGGAAAATGGGCAAGATGAAAGAAAGCCGCCTTTAATCGGGCGGCTTTTCTTTTATTCTATTGTTTATTCTTCATCATCAGTTTCGTTATTCAACTCTGCAAGAATTTCTTTACTCCATTTGAGTTGAGTAACTGCAACACCATTACTATTCTTCTTACCTGTATCAAATAATCTTGAGAAGGGTTTACCTTTAGAAGTAACTTCCCATTCGCCTGTTTCCTTAGTTTGATAACCGTTAGCAGCCAACAGTTGATTAAACTTCACGGCTGAAAGTGGCGGTTCATGGAGTTTACCAAGTTCGGTTGGAGTGTACCAGCGTTCTTGTGATTCTGAAATGAGGTGCGTGTTGCCGGTTAAAGCCAGAATATTGACATTTGATAACTTCATTACAGCTTGGTTGGCTGAAATGGCAGCCGCATTATCATCAAGCCCAATAACCTTCATCGCATTAACAAGATGGATGAAGTTGTTACTGGGAACAGAGATGTCATCTGGATAACGTGGTGGTAAAGGTTGAGAAGCAGACATCATAGCGTCAAATGCACGAATAACCTTAAGATGGAAAGCGGGGCTAATCCACATGGCGTAGGCGTAAACGAGTTCTTTGCAAACATAAGTGCCTCTATCTTCACCACCATGCTGAATTTCAATAACCTCTGGAACACTAAGTTCTTGATTTTGTTCTAAGGGCGAAAATCCGCCCTTGCTCTCTTTAATCAATTCTTCAATAAGTTCAGATGTTTGTTTGTTGGCTAGCCAATACTTAGGACGGTGTTTATTCTCGCCGCCAGCAGCCTTATGCAGGTCGGTTAGTGAGTAAAGGTTTCCGTGAAGTGTGATAGAATTGTCGCCAATGGTAATTTGTGTTGAATTTAACATGATATTATCCTTTTATAAAGGTTAAAGAACGTAGCCCGTTAAAAGGCTACACCAATGGATGATTCTAACCCATAGCCATTCCTTCTATGAAGTTACGGAAAGTCCATAAAGAAAGCCGCCCTTTTAACGGGGCGGCTTTTCTTTAGGTGAATGTTTATTGAGTTTCTGTAAGTTCTTTTAAGTCAAAGCTACCATCCTCAATGTTTTGAATCTCGGATAGAAGCATGGGTTGTAGCTCATGCCAACCAATTTCACTTTGAATGCTGCGTAAGTGCCAAGTTCGGGTTGACCCATAGCTCTCAATGTTTCATTCACGTTAATCACAACTTCTGCGTATTCATCAGTAGTGTTATGAGTTACGGATTGATTCTTGTAGCCAGTTAGAAGCGTCCATTCCTTAGCATCCAGTTCAGCACCAGCAGCTTGTGCTACTTTTACATAAACTGCAAACTCTGACCATAAGGGTTTATTCACATCAAACCAAATCTTCAGGTCAGTTGCCGGATTATCCAATGAAACGGTTTTAGAAACGTACTTGTACAGTTCAGAGCCATATTGCTTATGAGTTTCTGGATAGTAGCGTTCTGCTTTATTCAGATTAAAGAAATCATCAGTATTCATATGGCTTACCCGGTTGCCCATACAGGTAACTGACAATGAATCCAAGTTAAGCATTGGCGCTACGTACTTGTTGCCTTTTGCAGTTTTGAACTTGTATTCATACGTTAAAGGTGAAGCACCAGCCGCATATTTCACGCCATTCAAACGTGTGTACATTTTAGCAGGATATTGCAACTCAACGTTTTCATGCAGGGCAATGGTTACAGCGTCAAAGTTAGAATAGTTCTGTTTAGGAACTGCTGCTTGATACTGTTTCATCCAGTGAGTTGTTGGAATCATTTTCCATTCTGTTTGCCCGTCATAAGCTAATGCTGAAGCTGACAAGTTAGCAAACGTGTACATCAGGTTCATCTTGATGTAAGTACGGTTGTGCTGGAATCTGCCAGTTTTAGTAGCAGGTGAAGTTACCTTGATAATGAAGGTTTCAGCGTCTTCTACAGCAATAACTTTATGCCCTTCCATATTAGAAAGTTCATGGTACGGAATGCCATTGAAGTTATCAGCGCCTCTTTCTGGCAATCCTTCTTTAACTTGCAATGTAGCCGCCAAGATTAACTGTTCTGGAATGGGGCGTTTGTCATAGATAGAAGCCAACAGGTCTGCTCTTTCTTTTGAACCACCTTGTACTTCAATTCTATCGCCAATGTACAAGAAGCCTTCACAATCTTTCAATGTAAGTTCATAATCAGAAGTGCCTTTAATCGGATTAGCAACTGCAATTCTTCCTGAACCGATTGTGTTATTTGAAGTGTCTTTGAACAGCACTCTGGCATCGCCAAACTTCGGCACAGTTGAGCCCATCAATGTTGCTCTTACAACAGAACCTTCCATCATGTTAATCATCACATAGTCATCAGGAATAAACCCATGTCCTGATGGCGTATGAATACGAATTTCGGTTTTGCCTTTTTCACATTCATAAATGGCTTCGTGACCAGCATATTCATATTCGTAGAAGTCTTTCTTCACTACGAATTTAGCGGTGCCTTCGTTTTCGCTGAAGTTAGCTACAAACAAGTCGTACTTAATGTCTTCTTCTTGAATAGCATTCCATGTAGTTCCATTCTGGGAAACGAATCTTACGCCAACAGAAGGCTGTGTTGTGATTTCTTGGTTCTGGTAATTCAGCGCTTTGCCACCCAGTTTGGAAACAAACACTCTGGTATCCGGAGAATCTCCACCAATGCAGAATGCGTATTCTTTATTGCCTTCAACGTAAACAGGCGCATCAAACTCAATTTCTGTTGCTACAGAAGCATCTTCAGATACTTCAATGTTTTCAATAGCAATGTACTTTCTTGCCAGAATGGTGTCAGATGAAGGATAGCCATTTACAAGCGGACGAATGTCCACAAAGATTTGTTTCGTTTCATCGGCATCCTTATTCTGGAAGTACAGATTGATTTTGGTTACAAACTGATTTCTTGCCGCAGTAAAGGATTGCGCAATGGGGTCGGGTGCATAGGTATTACGGAATGTTGTTGCCCTCTTAGTCGTTTCCGTATGCTGATGAATAATTTCCTTAGAAGTTGAAGCTGGCGCGGGGTCTTCTGTCGGGTTTTCATCCGTTTCGGAATAAGTGGGTGAAGTAATATTCAGGTCTAACTGCCGTTTTTGCAGGTCTAAACCGCCAGCATAGAATTGCGCTGTGGCATAGCATTGTTCCATATTGACATCACCAGAATTGGTTTTGTCGTTGGTAATTTTCAGATACTTCGTGCCATTCAGGAAACGCCCTTTAGGAATTTCAATAGTTCCAACAGCAACGCCTTTTTCATTACTAAGAATGTAGGCTTGGTTTGAAGTGCCAAAGTAAGAAGTTGCAAATTCCGTAACGTTTACATCATCAAAGAACAAGTACAGTTTGCAGTTTGGCATCATGCCAGCAGCATAGAACTGAATCTTGGTTTCTTTCATGTACGGCAACGGCTTGGCGTCTTGCAAGAACTCTGTGGAATAAGTGGTTTTCTTTTCACCAATCTTGGATTCTTTAGAGTTGATAGAAGCCTTAGTTTCCGTAATTCTATACGTTGTTGTAGTTTGCTTTTCCTCGGTTGTAGTAGTTTCTTTGTACTTGTAATACGGAACACTACGCGGGTTATCAATAGGCGGGTTTCTTACCGTGCCCTCATAGGTTCTGTTAGTTGAGGAAGAAGTTGAAGTTGCGGTTTCTGATTCCACTCTGGATTTAGAGTTGTACTGGATTTCAGAAACGGGCTTAGTTGTTGAACGGTTCAACAGTTGGTACTGGTTGAATTCTTTTTGTACACGGTTAATATGCGAAGCCAAACCTTTTGCTGCTTCAGTACCAGTATCAATGTCCCATGTAAGTTTAGGCGCAATGGTTGTATCTGACCATGTGTTATGGTTAGGAACAAGCGTCAATGAACCTTTTCTTCTGTACAAGAAGGCTTCGTTAATGGAAGTATGCTTAGAAGCATAGGGCTGTTCATCTACTTTTTCATGCGTATAAGGCAAAGTCAAGACTTTTGCTCTTACGTTAATGTTGGTAGATGCGCTTTGGTCAAGTTCCATTGGGCGGTTGAAGGAAGTTACGTTCGGAACAAGATAGCGGTAACGGGCATTGTTCAAAGCCCTGTATTCCGGGTTTGAAGTGTCCGCAATCGTGTAGTTCACAAAGGAATCAATAGCAAAGCCATTCTTGAACTTCTCAAGCCCATTACCATCAAGGAATTTCTCATTATGCAATGCGGTTTCAGCCATAGTAAGTGTTGTGTAGTATTCCAACGTGCCAATGCGCTGTTCCAGCTTGCCAATATCCCGCATGGTGTAGCGTTTGTTTTCAATTCTCTTGATTTTAATATCAGCCGCTGAATAGGTATAAGGCGGGAAGTAAACCTCATACAAGTTCATACAATCTTCTCTTACTGCGGGCAAGTTCGGCTTATCCGTGGGTACGCCATATTGCTCGCCAATGTTGCCGTCTTTATCAATGTAAACGTAATCCCTACGCCCAACATAGTAAGTAGCATCGTGAATTGCTGTAGTTTTAACAGCAGGCATTACGGATGAAGTAACCGTGCCATCCAGAATTAAGGGGCGGAAGTCAATGATTTGCGAAACAGAATACGTAGTGCCATCAGAAGATTGCGCCGTGCCGATGTTGGCATAGTTGTAATCGTTCTTATCATCCAAGATGGTTTTGTAGGAATCAATGGTGAAGAAGCCTGCTGTTTCTGAATCTGAATGTTCAAGATAGTCAAAAGTTACTACGATTTCATCAATAGAAGCATCAATAGTGCCACCATGTAGCAATACTCTGCCTTCCAGATAAGCGTAAGGGCGATGTCCGTTATCCAATGTGAAAAACGCTGTAAGGTCTTTTTGCCCATCTTTTGATTTAATTGATTTGAGTTTGAGAATATCCGCTTTGCCCAGTTTCATTGGGTCTTTGAAGTCATTCGTTTCATTTCTCTTGAAAGTCTTGGTTACATCAGACTTCAACGTTTTGGTTTTTTCCTTAACGTTGATGGATTGGAAGGTGCAAACCAGCATGACTTCTTTGCCAGCTAGTGATGCGTCTTTAACGATTACAGACTTGCCAGATACTGAAACTTTGCCAGCTGGGTCAACTCTCTTCCAAATACCGCCTTCTTTTACCGAAAGAACTGCTGTAGAAACATCAATAGAAGCTACTTCAGCTACTTGGAAAGCTACTTCATTTGGTGTGCCACCTGAACCAACTGTTCCTACGAATTTATGGCGACGGTTAATAATCATTGAGCCTTTGTTGGCGTTGTCAATGTCCCTAAGTGATTTAACAAAAGGAACAGAAACTACCCAGAACAAATCTGTTTTTGAGTTGTTGAAAACAAAGAAGCCTGTTTGCGGCACTTTAGCAATGAAGTTGGTAGCAATGTTGGTTGCTGATTTGATGTCAGCGAAGGATTTGCCATCATTCATTGTGATTTCAGCAATGTAATAACGGTAAACCGGGTCAGTGCCATCCATTCGTAAGAATTGGCTGTCCCAAACTTTCATTTTACCTACAACATTACCAGCAGCAGAGCCTGATGTAGTATCACCATCTTTAAGCTGGATTTCTTCGTTAGTGAAGATATTCTGGTCGTTATTTGAATTGTTTGCCCATGCGTTAGAACCATGAACAACTACCAAATCCACATAAGCAGGTTCGTCAAAGAAGATTGAAGCGGTTTCTGTGGTAACAGTATCTCTTGCTTTTCTTACGTCAAAAACAGTTTGATATTTCTTTTCATGGCGGTAACCAGAAACATAGCCAATACCATCACTTACAAATGCTCTAACCAAGTTGTCATCGCCATCAGGGCTTACACCTTGGGCATCATCTTTGAAGGGCGCTTTGTGGTCAATGTACTTAAGTGTAAAGTCTTTAACGGTGTAGTTACCAGATTCTTCGTAAGTACGTTGCGCCATGATGTCCATGATTTTTGAATACTGCGTGTCTTCAACGAGTGAAGTTACTTCGCCATTTTCAAACGTACAAATGATAATGAATCTATCGCCATCAGCCGGGTCAGCAGTTTTAATAAGAAGATTCAGCCAGACTTTGTAGCGGTCAGCGCCCGGTGCTTTTTCATTAGGATAGCCTAATGCGTTATCAGCCAATGTTGGGTCTTCGTTTACGGTAACGATTTCTTCTACAACATCAAAGCCAATTTTGCCTGTGAATTTTTCGCCGTACTTGGAATAAATGATGGATTTCTGCGGACAGTCAATGAAAATGCCATTGTGATACCACTTGCCTTCTGCTACAACAAGTTGTTTAGCTGTGTTGCCAGTTGGGCGGATGTTTGCGTCAGTGCCAAAGACATCGTTTTGAATCTGATTAGAAATGTTGAAGGTGTTATTACCAATCGTTTTAGAAGCCTCGCAAGAAGGGCATCGTACATTGGGGCGGTTATTCGCTTGGGTAAGTTCTGTTGTTCTGTCTTGCCCAGAAAGAATAGCCAGTTTTTCGCCCCACAAGAATGAAGTCGTTTCGCCGTCAACAGCAACGTTTTCATAGACAACAAAAAGTGTTGCTGGATGTTCTGTGGTTTCTTCGATTGCATCAATAACGCGGGCTTTAAGGTTTGAACCATTGCCAGTGCCATCGCCCATGCCTACTGCAATACAAGGAATTTCCTTGTTAAACCAGTCAATTTTAGCGCCTTTATTCAATCTTACCCATGACAAAGTGTTGAACTTTGGCGTGCCGCCTTCAACTCTTGTGCCGTTCTTGAAGATGTTGTTTGCAAAAATGGACTGCTGATTCCAAAGAATAGATTGCAGTTGGTTTAGTTCCCTAGCCTGAACGGGATGCCCTGCTTTCAGAAGAACCCGGTAAAAGTTCTTAGAAGGGTCAAAGTCATCAAAGTAAGGGCTACGGTTGAAATTCGCTGTGTTTGCCACTCTAATTCACCTAAATTTGAAAATTTAACTCAATATCAGCTATTTAGAATAGCATGCTGAATAGTTAGGCGTTCAGTAAATTAAAGCCCTCTTAGTGAGGGCTTTTCCTGCATTGCAGGTATAGAGGGCTTGTTGTTTAGATTTCATCGGCGAAGAAAGCATCTAATACTTTCTCATGATAGGCATTCACCTGCCCGTATGTTTTATCCTTAGCTTTGGAAACTTTGTAACCCATTTCTACAGAAAGCTGTTTAACCTTCTTGGACAACTGAGCTAAGTCTTCAGCCGAGTAATTAAGGTCATGAAGAATACTGTATCCCTTCATGGTGAAATATTCTTCTTCCTGCTCATAAACTTTAAGCCTAAGCTCAAGATTTCTGTTCTTCTCTTGTAACAACAGGATTTCTTCAGTATGTGTTCCAATCTGGCGTTCGTGGTCAACTAATTGTTGTGCCATGCCAAGTAATGTTTCCGCAGGTGTCAGTTTTGTCTTAGTTGTCATAGCGTCAAATGCTCTGATTACTCTCAGATTAAAAGCCGGACTTATCCACATGGCGTAGGCGTAAACAAGTTCTTTACAAACGAATGTGCCGCCATTATTGCCATTTATTACTCTAACTACTTGATTTTCAAGCGCTACCGGATTTCCGGCAGCGGCTTGCTCCGCCTCCAATTCAGCAATAAGCTCCGTTGTTTGCTTGTTTTCAAGCCAATAGTTAGGGCGATGTCTTGGTTCACCACCAGACGCCTTATGCAGGTCGTTAAGTGAGTACAAGCCTTTGTTAAAGTTTACGTTAATATTTGAAATGACTAAATTTGTCATGTTAATATCCTTTTAGATAGTTACTATTAAAACGCCAGTAAGACCTATTCCTACTGGCGTTTTTATTCTATCACTCTCAAGCTGAAATATCAATAAGCACTTAAGAGTTTCCTCACATGCCAGAAGTAAACAAGCCAACAAATATTCCAGCGGGACAGAAATTTAATCCTTCAATGCTACACCGCTTCCAGAAGTTCTTAAGGGATTTTCTTAGAAGACCAACCCATTACCGTCAAAGACAAGCGCGTAATGCCCTGCAATGGTACTTCAACCGTCTAAGAATTACTGCCAAATACAACGCTGACAAGAACTACAAAGCCTTTGCTACAGTGCATTCCCTTAGAAGAGGCGGGCTTTTCCAGTACACCTATGACCCTAAATGGAAAGACGTACTGCCGTATTACGATAAGTTCCCTTTGATTATTCCCATCAAAATGACCCACAATGGCTGGATAGGTTTGAACGTTCACTACTTGCCGCCCCAAGTAAGGGCTGTCATTTTTGACGATATTGTTGAACATGGCATGAAGAACAAGAACGTCATGATGGTTAGTATGGCTTGGGTTGAAGCATACAAGAAGCATCCTGTTATCAGGGGCGCTATTAAACGCTACTTGTGGAAGCATGTAACTTCGCCATTAGTTGAAATAAGGGAAGAAGAATGGGCAACTATCGTTATGCTGCCATCTCATGTCTTCGTTAAGAAAAGTGCCAATGAAGTTTGGAACAACGAACTTCGGAATAACAAATAAAAGAAACGAAAGAAGGAGTAAATTATGGCTTTATTCGATTACCGCTGTTTTTATAAATGTAAGGACTGTTTGAAAGTGTCATTTGTAGATGGCAGTTTTCATTTTGATGCTTCTTACAAATGTCCTCATTGTTCTAGCGCTAATACTGAATTTACAAAACGTGAATGTTTGAATGCGCCTACTGTTATGTACAGGGCTAATGCTGGAATCAGAAAAGACATTCAAAACTTACAAGATAGAGTAAGTTCACAAAGAGAAATGGGTAAAAGACTAGGTCTTTACAATGGCAACTAGTTAAAATCCATGATTAATAAATAAACACAAAAGCCATTTAACGATTGTTTTAATTAAAGGATAACCACCGCCATGAAGACGAAAACGTTGATGGCAGTGGTTTTTCTAGCTTCTACTGCTGTCATTTTAGAAAAGAAAGTTGAAAGAGAATATGAGTATCTTAAGGATGCTGAATATGTTTGTGTCATAAAACAGTTCACGCCTTCTGGGGAAATCTCTAAAACTTACTATACAAAAGATAATATCAAAATTGATAGTGCTGCCATCATTGATGTTCACGGAGCTATCATTGATATTTCTAAGTTCCCTTACAAGTCCTGTAGGCAGCTTGATAATACGAAGCCACCTTCCCTTCTGGACTTCTTGTAGCGAAAGCCACCCTGTTAATGGGTGGCTTCTTCGTTTTGGTGTCTGTGTAGATGGTTGTCTTTTCTTATGGTGTTGAAGTATGGTCTTGCAGATGGCTTCAGGTGGCTCATTTCACTTTTTCGTTTTTGTTCAT